TTATTGATGACGGGGGGACGCCACAAGACCCAGTTAATATTAATAAAATTAAATCAATTAAAAAATTAAAAGTTTTTAGCAAGACTCAAGTCACAATTGAAGACTATAATTACTACCAAGACCCTAGTAATATTAATTATGGCGAGCCGGAATATTTTACTATTAATAGTTATGGAGTGCCTACCAAAATACATGAGTCAAGATGCTTAATTGTACAAGGTGACTATTTCCCTTATGATGAGTGCTATTACAGCGGTGGTATTACCAGTAAATATTGGGGGGTATCAATATTACAATCTTGTTATCAAGAGTTTCAAAATTTTAATTTAGCTTATAGCTCTTTGGCACACACGCTAACTAAGTTTAATATTGATGTATTACAACTTACCGGCCTATTTGATAAATTAAAAAGTGATGCAGGCAGAGCAGAGTTGAAAGCACGTGTTGATTTGTTAAACTTATCAAAATCAATAAGCAATACTTTGTTAACAGATGAGAACGAGGGGTTTAAAACAGTAAGTCAATCTTTAAGTGGCGTTAGTGACGTGTTTAGTAAATTACAACAAGCATTAAGTGCTTCGCTTGGTATACCAGAGACATTATTATGGGGTAAGTCGCCCGGCTCTTTAAATGCTACTGCTGATAATGAAATTAGAATGTACTATGATAAAATAAAAGCTGATCAAGAGCAATTTTTATTACCACCACTTGAACGCTTGTTAACTTATGTTATAGCGGCTCAAGATAATCAATTATCTAATACAATAGAGTATAAAATAAAATTTCAATCTTTATGGCAACTAACAGAGCAAGAGATAACAACATTAAGAAAAACACAAGCCGAAGCAGATCAAATATACGTTAACCTAGGAGCGCTAGACCCTACAGAAATAAGGCAATCGCGTTTTGGTGGTTCTGACTACTCTTTACATACTACTATAACAATGGGAAAGAAATACAAATTAATAGAAAGTAATATCGAAGGGCTTTATAGAATCCAAGCCTTAAGAGATTTTGGCGACGTTAAAAAAGGTGATATTATAGACCCTGATTTAGATGATAAATTAGGAGATGATTTAGATTCTGATAACGATAATCAATAAGTAGTAAATTCTAATGGCCTTGAATCCTTTTTTTAAAGCCCAAGTACAACAGGCGCATAATAATAAGGTTAAAATACCTAAAAGGTATAAGCAATGGCTTTATCCTCACACAGCAGAGAGAGACTACCAAAGAAAGCTAAATAGCCTTTTTGATAAGCTTATTGATATAACAGAGGTTAATTTATATCCTATACTAGATAACTTAGTATCAGAAGTAAAAGCACAAAGACCCGATAGCCTAGAGATAAAAACCGACTCTTATTTTCTTAATTTATTGACTGCTATACTAGCTAAGATATCCAAACAGTATAATGACACTTTAGATCAAATAGATATAGACAACTTAGCACAACAGCAAGCAAGCCAAATTTCAGCTTTTAATAAGCTACAGTTTGCACAGGTTATATTTTCAGCTACTAAAGTTAACCCTATTATTAACGAACCATATCTTGTTACGCAAAGCCAAATTTTTACTAGAAACAATGTTAACTTAATTAAAAGCTTATCACAAGATCAACTTAAAAGAGTTGAGGAGATAGTTAATAGAAATTTATTACTTGGCAATGGTGTTGCTGAAATTAAACAAGAGTTATCAAAAACTTTTAGAATAACTAAAAATAGAGCTAAATTAATTGCTAGAGATCAGACCAGCAAATTTAATGGCAACCTAACGCAACTTAGATCACAAGAACTAGGTATTGATAGCTATAGATGGTCGGGAGTCTTAGACCCTAGAGAGCGTCTGAGCCACTTAGCTAACGAAGGTAAAATATATTATTGGAATAAGCCACCAGCTAACACAGGTCATCCGGGTCACCAAATAAATTGCAGATGTATAGCGCAACCCATTATAACAATTGAAATGTTTTTACAATAAGTATTTGACAAAAAGTATTTATTGAGTTATATTAGTGGGTGTAGTTATATAAAATGATGTTATTCGTATTATATGGCTATTTATTGGTATTCGTTTTAGTGAGTTGCTCTACTATTTATCTTTTGCTTAGACTCGAAAGTTCAACCTAAAATAGTAGGGCACACTTTTAAAACAATCTTTTTATATTCCCCTTGACTTATCTTGCTTAATATGTTAGTAATTTGTTGTGTTACTTAAATTATTAGTTATTTTTATGGATGTTGGAAGCAAACGAAGCTGATAAGGCTACAATTAATACATTGTCAACAATTGATGATAACCAAGCCAATATTGTCAATAGGTATGATGAGATTGATCTATCAAATTTAAAACTACAAGAGACGGAAGAGGGCTATCTTGAGGGCTTTGCTATTGCTACTAGGGTGGGTGTTTTCTCTTACATGCGAAAAGACGGTACTATACAAAAAGAGTACCGACCGCCTGAGGAGGTTTTCGACCAAGCTTCCCTAGATTCTTTTAAAATGAAACCTATTACATTGCACCACCCGCAAAACGAATTTGTTAATGCTAAAAATGCCAAAGAATATACTGTTGGATTTACAGGGCAGGAAATCAAAACAGATAATAACTACATGGCGCCATTTCTAACAATAACGGATGAGGACGCTATTAACAAAGTCCAAAATGGTTTAAGAAGTTTATCTTGTGGCCATACAGTTATTTTAGAAAAAGCAGAGGGGGTTTATAATGGGGAGAGGTATGACTACATACAAAGAAACATAAGGGGCAATCATTTAGCAATTGTATATAGTGGGCGTGCTGGTGAACAAGCTAGATTACGCTTAGATTCGCAAGGGGCTATTTGTGTAAATAATAACAATCAAATAATTAAGGAAGATGTTTTTATGAAAAAATTAAAACTAGATGGAAATGACTTTGAAGTAGCCAATGAGGTTATTGAAAAGTTTGACTCATTACAAGAGGATAATAAAAAGCTTAACGTAGATTTAGCAACTCTACAAACTAAATTAGATACCTTGCAAGGCCAATACGATGCTTTGCAAGACAAGAATAACTCTATCAAAGCAGAGCTAGAAAAACGTAGCAAGCAAGATAATGCAATCGACATTGGAGAGCTAGTAAAGTCTAGAATAGGTTTAGAAAAAAAATGCTCTCGTTTTTTAAAAGCTGACGAGGATGTGTCTAAACTCTCAGATCAAGAGCTAAAAATTAAGGTTCTCAACCAGTGTTCTAAAGAATTTAAGGCAGATGGAAAGAGTCAAGAATATATTAATGCACGTTTTGATGCTATTTTAGATTTAAAAGACGAAATCAATTTAGCGGCTAATTTGCACACAGGAAGTTTTAAGTTAGATAGTACTATTGAAAAATCTTATGGTACTAGCAATCAAGAGCTACAAAAAAAGTTATTAAATAAATCAATAAATAGTGGAGTTTAACACAATGCCAGTTACTAAATACCAAAATTATTATGATGTAGGTAAAGCAGGTCAAATAGCTACCTTGGAAGCTACAAATATTAAAACTAGAAATGCACAACAAGCCATCGAGTTTGGGGTGGGGGTATTAGATGGGGATTCCCCCGGAGTTAATGTCGTTAATGTTAGGCAATCACAAGCTAGCTTAACCTACGATTCAGACTTTGTTGTTGATAATACCATAAAATTAACAGTTAACGGGCAATCAACTATACCTATTCTTTTTAGTAGTGACCAAGCAACTACTTTTGGGGCGCTAGTTAGTGAGATTGATAGCCTTGTAGGGGTTACTGCTACTGATGGGGGAGGACGTACAATAAATATTAGTCTTGATGACGGAACAGAGAATATAACATTAAGTGATTTTGTTGTAACTGGTGGTGCAAGCCAACCTGTGGGGACTGTAGATTACTTAACAGCGACTGATTTTGCAGGTATTACTGTTATACGTCATGGGCAACCTATAACTATTGGTGGTGACGATTTATACCAAGTTAATGATGCTGTTAACGTATTAACTAAAGGAGTTGTTTGGGTTCCCGTAGTATCAACAGTTGCAGTTAACGACCAAGTATATCTATATGCAGATAAAGCCAACCCTACTGCGCAAGGTAAGTTTACTAATGTTTCCACTAATAATGTACAAGTTGTTACAGGTAAATTTGTAACCTCTGCTACGGGGACTGTGGAAACACCAGCACTTGCACAAGTAGAAATTAACCAACCATAACAATAATTATAAGGATTATACATAATGACTATACAAACATATAAGCTAGACACTGGTGAGGAGCTTACATTAAACACCAATTCATTAGAGTTTCAAGCGGCTGAGAATTTAGCTAGGAATAGCTTGGCACTAAGAAGAGCTGACGAGGCTTTTTTCTTTGCGAGAAATTTAGAATTTATCCGCCAACAAGTGTTTAACCCAGTTTACGCTGAATTAAAGCTACTAAATGGTGGTATCATACCTATTAACACTTCAATACCTGACTGGGCAGACACGGATACTTACGCTGTTTTAGATGCAGTGGGAGAGGCTAAGGTAATAGCTGATTTTGCAGACGACATTCCAACTGTTGAAGTTTTTGGCACGGAATACAGTGGTAAAATTAAGTCTATTGCCGAAGGTTACTTATACTCTGTAGCAGATATGAGAAGAGATAATAACAATA